GAAGAAGTTGATGAAAGCGCACTACAAGCATACTTAGGTGATAAGAAGTACGGTAAAGATGGTATGGATGCACTACGCAAAGCTGGACAAGAAGATGCTAGCGAAAAGACAATGCAAAACATCCGTGCCAAGTATAGTAATAAAGAAGAGGTCGCAGAAGATGGACAATTCGCAGGCGACTTTGCAACAGGTGAAGCTGGGCAATGGCGTAACAAAGGCCCTAAAGCAAACAATCCAGCAACGATTGGTGATCTAGTGGGTGAGAGCGAGAGTACATCAATTACACACAAGGGCGGTAAAGTCACACATAAGGATGGGGTTACAAAACATCAATCAGGTTCAAAGTCATATGGCGGGTATGATGATTCTATACATCCTGATAGCCCGGAAGAAAAACACAATGAACGACCAGGAGCAAAAACTGGACATAAGACTGACCAAATTAAGAAATTTAAGTTCAGTGAAGGTCAAGAGGATCTAGACGCAATAAAGCGTTTATTGGGTAAATAAGTTCTCAAAAACCTCACTTAAAAGGTGAGGTTTACCACATCTGGCATAAATACTATTGACATGCTTGTAAGCGTTTGCTATACTTACAACTGTGTTAGACACTAATAGGTAGTGTCGAATATTAAAACGAGACCATCTCAATTTTATAAGGAAATATATCATGGCATCACTAGCGGAAATTAGAGCAAGAATTGCTCAACAAGAAAACAAGCAACAAAAAGGAGCATCAGGCTCCCAATCAGATAACTCAATCTACCCCCACTGGAATATGGATGAAGGCACGAATGCTACAATTCGTTTCTTGCCAGACGCAAATTCTAGTAACACTTTCTTCTGGGTAGAACGTCAAATCATCAAGCTTCCATTTAATGGTGTCAAGGGTGATCCTAACGTAAAACAAATTCAAGTTCAAGTACCATGCGTAGAAATGTACGGCGATAGCTGTCCTATTCTTGCAGAAGTTCGTCCTTGGTACAAGGATGAGTCATTGAAAGAAATGGCAAACAAGTACTGGAAGAAGCGTAGTTATCTATTCCAAGGTTTTGTTCGTCAAAACCCAATTGGTGATGACAAGACTCCTGCGAACCCGATTCGTAGATTCATCATCAGTCCGCAAATCTTTGCAATCATCAAGTCTAGCTTGATGGATCCTGAAATGGAAGAATTGCCAACAGACTTTTTGCGTGGTCTTGATTTTAACGTCAAGAAAAGTAGCAAAGGCGGTTACGCAGATTACTCAACTAGTAACTGGGCACGTAAAGAAAGCCCGTTAACTGAAGCAGAACAATCAGCTATTGAAGCACATGGATTGTTCAATCTTACTGACTTCTTGCCTAAGAAGCCAGGTGAAGCTGAGTTGCGTATCATCAAAGAAATGTTCGAGGCAAGTGTCGATGGTCAACCATATGACAACGAACGTTGGGGTGCTTACTATCGTCCATATGGTCTTGAAGCTCCTGCAGGAACTACGGCTGAACCCCCTGCGTCTGCTGGAACCAGCGCACCCGTAGCAACTCCCGTAGCAGAAACTTCAACTGCACCTTGGGATGATGACAACACATCAGCTACACAACCTGTAGAAGTTCCAAAAGCTGTATCCAGTGACAAAGCACAGGACATTCTAGCAATGATCCGTGCAAGACAAAACAAGTCTTAATGGAATCAGGGGAGCTTAGGCTCCCCTTTTCGAAGGAAACATCATGACACTACCAGATGAACGTTACCGCGCCCTCAAGCAAGGTAAAAAACTATTAGAAGAACTATGTGATCCAGGCAGAACGCCTAGAGTTCCTTCGATAGTAAGAGATAGAGCAAGGGGTGTTCTTAGGCATTATCCTAGTGATTATGAGTTGGAAAGAATTGCAGACACTTGTCCGGAATTTCTTGACAAAATCTCATACGCTGATAGAATGTATATGAACGCTGTACAAAAAGTAATAGGAGAATAAAATGGCAAAATTAAACAAACTAGCAAAGGTAAATGAATCATTTACCATTAACCGTTATGACAATGGTTTCATGATTGAAATCAGCGGTAGAGACAAAGACAATGATTGGAAATCTTGTAAAATTATGTGCTCTACTGAAAGTGAACTCTTTGATGTAATCAAAGAAGCGTTGGCAATGGAAATGGATAATTAAAATGGCAAAACCATTTGATATTAGCAAGTTCCGTAAGGACATTACAAAAAGTATTGACGGGCTATCAATTGGATTCAACGATCCTACAGATTGGATCTCGACAGGTAACTATGCTCTCAACTATCTCATTAGTGGCGATTTTAATAAAGGCGTACCTCTTGGTAAAGTTACTGTCTTTGCCGGAGAATCAGGAGCAGGCAAATCATTCATCTGTTCAGGAAACCTCGTTAGACACGCACAACAACAAGGCATCTATGTAGTTTTAATCGACTCTGAGAACGCATTGGATGAAGCATGGCTACACGCATTAGGTGTAGACACCGCAGAAGATAAACTATTGAAACTAAACATGGCTATGATTGATGATGTAGCTAAAACAATTTCAGAGTTTATGAAATCATACAAAGCATTGCCGGAAACTGACAAGCCTAAAGTCTTGTTCATTATTGACAGTCTTGGTATGTTGTTGACACCTACTGATGTGAATCAGTTTGAAGCGGGTGACATGAAGGGTGACATGGGTCGTAAACCTAAAGCACTTACATCACTTGTTCGTAACTGTGTTAACATGTTTGGTAGTCATAACGTTGGACTAGTTGCAACTAATCACACATACGCAAGCCAGGATATGTTTGACCCAGACGACAAAATCTCAGGTGGTCAAGGTTTCGTTTATGCTTCTAGTATTGTAGTTGCGATGAAGAAGTTGAAACTTAAAGAGGATGAAGATGGTAATAAGATTAGTGATGTGCGTGGTATTCGTGCGTCATGTAAGATTATGAAAACTCGCTATGCAAAACCATTCGAATCTGTTCAAGTTAAGATTCCTTATGAAACAGGCATGAGCCCTTACTCAGGTATGCTTGACATGATTGAGAAGGCTGAACTTGTTAAGAAGGAAGGCAACTCATTAGTCTATACAACAACTGATGGTGAAATCATTAAGAAGTTTCGTAAAGCATGGGAAGCAAACACTGATGGCTGTTTAGACAAAGTTATGTCTGAATATGGACAAAAATCTAAATCAACGATAAGTACTGTATCTGACAATGGAGAGGAAGATACAGAATGAGTTTGAACGTCATAGTAGAAGTATGGGATGCCCTGAAAAGTCACGTAGACTTTAATGAACGAAAAGATGCTGCCGACACACTTGTAAATTTTTTAATTGACAATGGGTACGAGGCAGATGATATCAAAGATTCATTTCGGGGCGACAAAGATATCGGCAGTGCATTAAAGTTTTATAGAGAACAGCACGAAGTCGAAGAGGAATACGAAGAATACGATGACGATGACGATGAATGGTAATAAATGAATTGGTACACAAAAGTATCGCAAGATTTAACTGCGATACCTGACTTCATCACGCACTATGAAACGGAGCTCAATGAGGCTAAAAAAGAGGTAAAAGTATTTGGTAATGTAGAAAAAAACATTGCTAATTTACCTGGCATCACTGAGCATCGTTTCAATCAACTACAAGAGATAGAAGCAGTACTAAACTATCTCAACATCAAACTTAGGCAAATTCGCCGAAAGCATTTTCAAAAATATTTAGAAGCGTATAATAGAGCACTAACTAGCCGGGATGCTGAAAAATATGTAGACGGTGAGTCAGAAGTTATTGATTTTGAAATTCTAATCAATGAAGTGGCTTTGTTACGTAATAGGTGGTTAGGTATATTAAAGGGACTCGATGCCAAACAATGGCAGATGGGTCATATTGTAAAACTCCGTACTGCTGGTATGGAAGATATCTCTATAGGATAATAAATGTCAAAATTATTTTCAAATCAAACATTATCAATCGGTGCACAAGGCTCGTCCGGGCAAGTATTCTCATTAGGTAATCTTACTACCGGTATCAACGGATTTTTTAATGCTGATGAGTATAGCATGATCACAAATTCCACTAATATCAAGAAGTAC